TCTGCCAGATGGGAGTATTCCCGAGGCAAGTTCAGTGGCCGTACGCCCTGCTTCATCGTTGTCGAAGAAGAGGACGATCTCTTGGTATCCCTGTAAGAATGGGATTGCTTTTTGGAGGTCTTTCTTGGCTGATGCCGCACCATGAGGTAGGCTGACCATCGGCCAACCTGACATAACCTCGTAACAACTGGCGGCATCTAACTCTCCTTCTGTGATGACAATTCGTTTACCACTTGTTGGAAATAAATGCTGTCCGAACAAAGTGCTTGTAGTTGTGCCTTCGTAGTGGAAGTCTTTTTTCTTTGACTTGATCTTGAAGCCGACAACTCTGCCGCTCTCGTCATAATAAGGAAACCTAAGTGTGTTGCCGTATCTGTATATTCTGTAAAAAGAGTTTGTAGCTTCGCTAATTCGTCTTTTGTGCAGCTGTTCAGCTGATCCGAGGAACTGTACTCTTTCATTATTCATCTTGTATGTAGGTGTGTCCCCTTCCGCAGGGGTGTACGTGTGGCACGAAAAGCAAAACTTGTGACCATCAGAGTAAACTGAGTTAGCATCTGACGAGCCACAGTTAGGACATGGTTCGTGTGCCACAAATTCGCTTTCTTCGTTCATATTAACCAATCTATGGGGATTGCGTGTGCACTTGCCCACTTGATGCCATGCTTCTCACACCATTGGGCATAGGTTGTTTTGGATTTCTTGCTGATCTTATTGAAAGGGGCTTGAAATACCATACGTAAATCAATGTCGGGATTGTCTCGCATGACCGCCTTGATCTTACGTCTATCTTCTGAATCCCAGTAACCCTTAGTCTCTAGCATTACACCATTGACTAAGCAAAAGTCTGGGTTGTAGTGGTGCTGTATGGTATAAGCAACCTGTTGGTTCTCATACTCATACTTAGCACCTACCTTATCGAGTATCTCTGCGACACTCTCTTCTAATTTAGACCTAAAAGTCTTCTTCTTCTTCTTCGTCATCAGGTACTGGTGCAGTGGTTGTAGGCTTAGGTTCTGAGGTCTTGAAGCCTTCAGTTGTACCGAACATATCGGCAACTGCATCTTCATCCATGCTATCTGTGTCTACAGCAGCACCTTCTCCTACAGCCACAACTTGTACACCAAGTAGTTTAAGAGAACTTCCGTAGGTAACGCCGTCCCTAAGTATATATGGCTTCTGAAAGAAACCAAGCTTAACTGTTGATCCACCATATAGTGGTGTCTTTGCATCTGTGACTGGTGTACCTTCTGTGTCAACGACACCGGGTCTCTTGTCTTCTCCCCACGAGAACTTGATTTTGTATTTACCATCAGCTACCTCTTCCCATGGTGTAGGTTTTAGGGTGGCTCTCTTTGGATTCTTGAGTTTGCCTTCAGCCCATCTAAGGACTTCGGCTCTTTCTGTCTCGAGCTTGTCAATTACATCTTCTCCTACAATAGCAGCGAGAGAGTAACCGAACTTGCCGGGTTCTAGTATGGCTTGGAAGCCTTCTAATTTAATTTCGTCGGTAACGTGTACGTTCTTGGGCATTTTAACAAAAAAAGTAAGTTGATTCAATAACCGTCTCAGGCTGTAAGTCGCCTATGATCGGTGGTTCTGTCTCTGCTCCGATTTGTCGGGCAAAGTCAATGAGATAATCATGTTCTGCAAAGAGAAGCATGTATGTCTCCCTTATTATAGCAGATAATTTATCCATGTCGCAACATCTGCTTAACACACTGTCATGTATTAGTGCGATTGGTTCATCAAAACTACGCACAGCGAGGTGTAAGAGAGATGCGTCGAGACTATGTATCAGGTTGGGTGCAGTGGCTGCCTTGTGCCTACTGAGATCGACGTCATTTGTCTCATCTGTAGCAACACTAAGTTGACATCTGCCGAGAAGTTGTAGGTCTAGACGTTCTACTTTCTTCTTCATAATCCGTTGCTTAACAACGAAGCCTGATGGTGTTGTCCATTCAATGTAGTCTGCTCCACGCTTGATAGACTTAGACACCTCTGTCTCGATCCACTTCATTACTGACATCGGCCCGGGCACGATCAAGTTCATGGCTTTCCTAACCGAAGCAACAATGAGTGTTAGTTGGTCTTTATCGACCTCTACACCTTTCTCCTTAAGAGCTTCCTTGATATAAGATCTGTTAGAAAAAGGTTTAGCGTTGTATGGTATAGTCATAACAGTACGTTTGACACACTTTCTATCCCATACAGGGTGTACACTGGTTGGAATCCCTAAGCTTAGTGCTGTCTCTGCCACTTTAGCGTACGCATCTTGTGGCTTATCAGAGGGGACAACATTGACCAGTGTAGCAGTGGACTTATCCCGAGCCAGACCAGCAAGTATTTGCAAGCCTGAGCATGTAGCGTCGGTAGCCACAGGTAGTGATGTAGTATGTCTATCCTGTTTAATACAACAGTGGTAGTACTCATCACAGGCAGCTAGAAACTGCCATGGTTCTTCCGCACCTTCCCACGTTCCTAAGAAAGCAATGGGATTGGTTGCGACAGCTGAGACAAGTGAGACATTCTCTCTAGTCCACTCAAGTCTCTCTTCCATAGTAGCTTTGTCAAGACCATAACTGGTAGCAACTTGGAAGGCAAGCCATTTCTCAGACACAACATCTGCTTCATCAGCAAACTGTAACAAACTTTTTCCAAAGTCTGTGTCTTGTGGTGTAAGAAAGGCAGGGATAGGGTATGCACGACCGCGGTAGTCGAAAGACCAAGGTATATAAAACACCTCATTCTCATAACGACGTACCGCTTCCATGGTCATGCGGGTGCGACAGGATCTCTTGAACTCTGCTGCTCGCTTATTCATTACTTCTGCCGCTTCCCTACGATACCTCTTACGGGATTCTTTGTTTTCTGCTATGTCGTACGGCTTTGGTGGCAGTTCGTAATTTATTATCGGGAGAAACTTTCCAACACTAAATCCTCTCTGCTGTAATGCTTCAGCGGTCTTTACTATAAATGGGTTAAGCCGGTATTTGACCTGTTGGATTTTGTTGAGAAAAGCTATAGGTATTTCCCCCTGTATACGGGAGGGATCGCCTCTACGAACTAAGTCGTGACCTTGCATTAGCTCATTTAACATGTAGCCCCCGGGTGAGTCGTTAGTCCAGTCCTTCGGAGGTATCAACATAGGCCACGCAAGCGGTGAAAATACTTCAGCATTTGCCATCACTTGATCCTTGATGTCCATGAACTCAGCAGTCGGTGCTATAAATACTGTAGTCTTACGACCTGTACGCATACGCTGCTTGTAAAACCAACCACTTGCTTGCATAATACAGTCAAGTAGCCATGCACCTAGCTTGATACGTATGCTTCTATTCCATGGTGTCCATTGTTTGACTCCATATCTGTTCATCAACGTCTTGATAACAGTGAGTTTCTGCTGTGTACCTATTGCTCTGTGCCAATAGTTTTCTTTAAGTGTTGCCAGTAATGCTGGTGCGTTTTCTTCGTAGTGTCGCATGTTACATTCGTCTTCGATAGCCCTACCAATGGCTTCGCAAACATTCGTTGCAATGTTACAACCTTCCTTGTAACCGAACACTTTATCAAATGTAATCTTACACGCAATAGTAGCTGCTGCCAACGGCTCAATCGTAGCGAGGTATATGTGTATGTCTTTGAAAGCTGCTCCATATTTACCCTGATGTATCTTAGTATTAGTCGTAATGATCTTGTCAACCACAAGTGGAAGCAAAGTTTGTAACGAGGCTATACCATATATACTTGCAGACGCATAGTTTTGTTGCTCTAACTTGAGTGTTTGATCTCTAAGACGCTTGAGTCCCTGAGAAATCTGTGTCCTCTCCAGCTGTATCTGCTGATCTATCTGCTCTGGTGTAACATATGTCATCTAGTTGCTCTCGTATCTGGTTATATAGGTGTTTATACACTTCATTATAGTGTGGGTGTGATTTTGGTAGCATATCTAACGCCTGTTTTTCATAAGTGTAGACGTCATCACTTGGGATAAAAGTTTTCTTTGTCATTGTCAGTGATGTATTGTTCTGGTTTAAGGTGTTGTATGTGATCGTGTGTACATACTACGAGTTCATGCTCTTGTCCAGCTAACAACTTCTTCAATCTGCGACCAGCTGCGTCTGGTCTGATATATGTGTACTCCTTGACTTTACCAGTCACGCAGTGTTTTGTACGGATAATAATATCGTATGGTGGACTGATAACCCAGCCATTCATCTTCCAGTCCATGAGGTCGTCATATTCA